TAAAAGCTCTCCGGGGGCACATGCGTCAGGCCAAGCCCTAGATATTACCTGTAGTGGACCTAACGCCTACGAGCTTCTGAAGGAGTCTCTGGCGATGGACTTCACTGGTATTGGGGTAAATCAGACAGGAACCTCCAGATTCATTCATCTTGACACTTTAGAGGACGCAGTAGGGAGACCTAGACCTAGAGTCTGGAGCTACTAATGTTTGGAATCGGAGAGGTCGCAGCGATTGGAGCAGTTATATCAACTCTCAAATCTCTGAATGATGCCCTGTCCACTATAAAAGAAACTGGCGGTCATGCCTCTGATATGGCTAATCTAGTAGGTAAATACTCAGATGTAGAACAGAAGATACAGGAAGTAGAGACGGCCAAAGGAGGCATACTAGATGTAAAACAATCTATACAGCTACAGATTGCAAAGCGTCAGGCTGAAAGATTTAATAGAGCTTTGAAAGATAGTTTATTAATGAGTGGTCAAGGATCGCAGTATACTGAAATAATGACAAGAGTAGAGGAATCTAAAGAGAACCATAGAAAAGCTATAAATGATCTAAAGATAGCTAGAGCAAAAAGAAATAAAATGCTTGAAGAACTTTTAACTTATTTTGGTGCAGTTTTAATAGCTTTCGGAGTTTGCATGGTAGGTTTATTTTTATTTCTGAGGTCGCAATGATTATTAGTTTAAATATGTATAGGAAAGCCAGAAGTAAAGAGGCTGAACTACAGTTCTATAACGCAGAACTTAGAAATAATATTGTGCAAAGAAATCAAGTAGACACTAACATAGCTGTCATTGAAGAAATTATAAAAATTATTGAAAAAGAGATTGAAGAAGAATGCTAAAAGAACTACTAGGTGGTCTAGGTGGTAAAGTAGTAGATGCTGTCTCTGCTCGTGGAGAACGTAAACACGAAGAGAAGGTTAAGACTCTTGAGATAGAAGCTGCTAGACACAAGACTAAATTAGAGATGGCTATGAAAGGCCAGCAGATGGATAACTCTTGGGAACTTGAGCAGATCAAGAACTCAGGGTGGAAGGATGAATTTGTTTTATTAATTCTTAGTATACCTCTCATCTTAAGTTTCATACCCGGTACTGTCAGCTATGTAGAAAATGGCTTCAGAGCTTTGAGTATGACTCCTGACTGGTATCAATGGCTCATCCTTGCAGTGTTTGCTGCAATCTATGGTATACGCATATGGAGAAGAAAATAGATGCCCAAGAGAAAATCTAAAGTAAACGAAGCTGGTAATTATACTAAGCCTGCTATGCGTAAAAGACTTTTTAATAAAATTAAAGCAGGTTCTAAAGGCGGTAGGGCGGGGCAGTGGTCTGCTCGTAAAGCTCAGATGCTTGCTAAAGAATATAAAGCTAAAGGTGGAGGATACAAATGAAGAAGCCTCAGAAATCTCTTAGGAAATGGACTAAGCAACAATGGGGGACTAAATCTGGGAAGCCTTCTACTCAAGGAAGTAAAGCTACCGGGGAAAGATACTTGCCCAAGAAAGCAAGAGAAGCGTTAAGTGATAAAGAATATGCTGCTACAACCAGAAAGAAAAGAGAAGATACTAAGAAAGGTAAGCAGCATTCTAAGCAACCTAAAAAAATTGCTAAAAAAACCAGCAAGCATAGGAGAAGTTAATGGCTGACAAAGGGCGTAAAGAGAGACTGTTAAAGAAGCACAGACTTAAGGGAGTAAACAAACCTAAGAGAACTCCTGACCATCCTAAGAAGTCACATGTTGTGCTGGCTAAAGAAGGAGAGAAGCTGAAGCTTATAAGATTTGGGGAGCAGGGTGCTAAGACCGCAGGTAAGCCTAAGGCAGGAGAGTCTGACAGGATGAAGAAGAAGCGTAAAAGCTTTAAGGCTAGGCATGCTAAGAACATTTCTAAAGGCAAGATGAGCGCAGCCTACTGGGCTGATAAGGCTAAGTGGTGATAGATCCTGTTTCTAGTATACCATCTTCTACTTGGTCTAAGAGTAGTCAGATAGAATATGTAACTGAGAATAAAAGATTAGGAGAGGAGCATAGACTTTCTAGAGTTTTTAGAACTATCTTCTATGAATTTCAAGACGGATCAGTTAAACTTCAAGACTACACATCTGACAGATCAACTGTCGATTTAAAAGCATGAGGGAATATAATGGACGATACGATACAGTTTATAGAAACTCCAGAATCTACAGTGCTGAGAATAAATTCTGACGCTATGGCTCACTTAGGGACAACTCTTTCAGAATCTTTACAATACGAAGATGAAAGCATAAAGAAAACTATTTTGTCTTTGATACAAAAACACAGCGAAGCTATTCTGGAGACTAGCAACAAGATAGTAATGAAGCAGAAATTAAATATTCAAGCTGTCAGCTAAGAGCGTTCAACTCATCTTCTATAAACTTGTGCAAGTTCTCAAGCTTAGGCTCAAGCTCTCTTAAAATCTTTTTTATCGTGACAACATCTTCTTTAAAGAAAACACCGTCTACTTCTTCTTGAGGAAGCTTTGAGTATTCACTCATTAAGTTTCCAGAAGGATCTATAAAGATTTTAAAAGATATAATATTAGCCTCGTTCATTAAGTTTTTCTTCTACCACTAGAATCTTTTCTTTAGCAGAAGTTATCTTTTCAATCATAGCATCTATAGATTTTATAATATCTGGATGTTCTGCAACACCTACAGCGTTGTACAGGTAGTTTTCCAAGTTAGCAGTAGCTGTAGCTATCTCTGCTTCGTAAGTCATTTTAAGAGCTACTAAGTAGTCCATCAGTTATTCTCCTCAGTTAAAATCTTCCAAGATATTTTAAAATCTTCTGTCTCAGTTATCTCATTACTGATAAGTTGAGCAATTTCCTGACACTCTTTCTGTGCATCAGCATGATTTCTTAGTTTTACTATCCTAGCAAAAGCTGCTAGAGATCCTGTCCAAATCCATTCTGTCATCATACTCTGAGGCAGAACCATTCTAGCTTGTTCAGGCGCAGCGTTCTTCGCAAGTAGTGTATCATACAGGAGTTCTGAAGCTTTTAAAAGTTTTCCGTAGCTGGAAAAAAGAATATCATCCTGCACAATTATGTCATCAGAAGATCCTTGTTTCTTATTGTCTGCTTTCTTTCTCCATACTGGCGGGGTATAGAAAGAGACATCAGAATCTACATACCTTCTACTAACTTCATTCCAGACTAAGCCTACCTGATGTTTTCCTAACTGTCTAGCAATAAACACTGGAGCAGCTATTCTGAATTGAAGTTGAACATGACCAAAGGGAGTCCAGTGACCATGTTCAGCTAGGTAAGCTATCAGACCCGCATCAGATTTACGCATTTCTGAAATTTCTTTATTGAAAGAAACACGAGCAGCATTAACAACAGTTTTATCACTGCCCATGCTATCAATGAGTTTAACTTTAACCAAGAATAAATACCATTACGCAAAGTACGAAAAGAAATAGTCCAAGCAAAGCCACTTGTTCGTGATCTGTAATATATCCCATGTAAATATCCATGAAGATGTTTTCAACATAGTCTACAATTTTCTTAATCATAGTTCACATACTCCAGAAACACATGCAAGCGTCTGCATACCCTCCGTATTATCCTCATCTTCTTCAAGATCCCAGTCCATAGCTAGTGGCATCTTTTCATTAAGAGTTTTATAATCTTCAAAGCTTATCTTCTGGTAGGGGGCCTGCTTATATACATGCTCTGACTCTGGAAGAAAGCTAATGCCACTGACATTATCAAAGTTTTCCCAGATCCACTGACACACTGCGAAGAATGAATCATCATTATAGTAGCATGTCATTGAAGGTTTATGCTCACACCAGTTGTCCTGATAGATCTTCCAGAGTTTAAGCTGTTCTATAGAACTAAGGCTATCTACCGTTAAAGAACCTTCTGGAGACTTCTGAGGGAAGGAGAATACCCAGTTAGAGTTATTCATTACATCCTCTTCGTAAGGAAACCCAAAAGAGATCATAGCTGTAGCCAGAGGATCTTTCTTATCTGCACGTACAGTCCTAATATAGTAGTCACTAAACCTTGGATGAATACCAGAAGCACTATCAGTTAGCTGAGATACTGTACCAGATGGTTTAACGCAAGTTACAGCAGTAGATTGATTAATACCTAGCTCTTCAGCCATAACTTTATTAGTCTCTACAGCAATCTCCCGCAACTCTGACAAGAATCTAGCGGTTGCTTCCTCGCCTTCACTACCATTGGTAATAGGACAATCCATGATACCTGTTAAGGAGACTCCAAGCAAAGCTTCTTCTTCAGTGTTACGCTTCCAGATGTTACGAAGGTATCTAAAATCTGTCAGGGTAGCTTGTAGAGTTCCCAGAACTGTCGCATGCTGTACTTTACTCCTGAGAGTCCGCTTCGTGTCTGTAGATCTTACTACAACTTCTGAAAGATTACAGAACTGATACGGCCTGAGGATAATTTCAGAGCAGGGATTAGTACCAAACTTGTGATCTACATCCCGGCGACCATTTCTAGCAGCTACATTCTTGGCTGCTACACGGCTAAAGATACCACGCTCTCCTGATTTACTCTCATATAGACGCTTCATCTCATTAACGTAAGTATCAAAGTCTGGCTTCTCAGAATAGACAGCACTGTTATTAGCTAAGGCTCGCTGACCGTTGGTCAAGTACCACTCACCATTCTTAGCATTAGACATACGATTGTCTGTAACGTTGCTCAAGCTAATTAAGGCAGACCTACGTACTCCTCCTACCACAACAACGTCAGCTATCTTACATACAAGATCATGGCATTCAAGAGACGTAAGCTTCCTACCAGCAGCGACTTTGAATAGATCTACTGTAAAATTAAACAAGTCTGCCAAAGGCTCTGGACCTGAAGCACGACCACCAAAGGTCTTTAGCCTAGATCCTGCTGGACGTATCCTAGTTAGATCACACTTAGGCACTTTGCCAGCGTACAGAAGGCTAATAAGTTCTCTGAATGCAGAGGCCCAGCCTATTTTGCTGTCGGATACAACGATGGTTGATTCTGTTTCATGGAAACTATCAGCAACTGTTGGTAGTTGTTTTACATAATCTCTTTCTACACTGAAGCCAACCCCTGTACCATTCAGGAGTATGTACATTAGCTCATCAAAAGAGCGAGGATTATCAATAGGAAGATAAGAACAGTTATATCCTGCTACGTTGTCTCGATCAAGAGCAGCCCCTGCCGTCATCATGCAGCGCATAGAAGGCATAATATCGTGACTAAGTATAGAAGCATAGAGATCATCCCAACCAATTTCAAACTGATCAGGATTCCTTTCTTTAAAGAAATTAATATATCTTTCTACAGTTTCTTTCCAAGTTTCTCTACGCTTCTCATTATCTAAGTAGCGTGCGTATCTGCTTTTGTGAATATAATTCTGATATTGATCCATTAGTCTGCGTCCTTCATATCTTCTTTAGCCTCTAATTCTTGAATTTGTTGAGTCTTTAAACGCTTAAAATTTTTCTGAGCTTTTAAAGGTTTACCCTTAAACTGCTTACGGTTGTATCGTTCTTGGCGCTCCTCCTTACGTTCTAGTTTCTTTTTCACTATAAAGCTCCAATAACTTTTTCTCGTACCATTCAGCTTTTTTTAAATCCTCTACTCCGTTTTTATAGGGATACCGCCAACGGTACTTTAAAGAGTTGCCACGAAGATAACCAATATATTCTTCTGTAGAAAGCATTGCCTTAATACCGTCAATACATTCTATATCCCCTTTATTATAATGGGGAGGTTTATTAACCATATCGTTATTATAATGTATCGGGGCTTTACCATAATCATTTCTCAATGAATCCCACTCATCAGGTTTGACAGTATTAATGCTCATTCCATCTCCAAATTTATTTTATCATTACGTTTCTTAAATTCTTCTGTCTCTCTGGAAGAAGAGTCTATCCACTGAATCGGCATAGATTCTTCGCTGTACCACCTAAAGCCATGAGTTCCTGCCCATTCAGCATGAGATCTTTTCGTACCATCTTTCCTGACTTTAGATCCCGGCATAGGTGCAGAAGGATTGGCAAACAAAAACACGAGTTCAGTGTTCCTAGGAAGGTTTTTCTTAACCCAGATATATTTAG